TAGGACACGATCAATATATTCCATCTATAGACCAATATACTAATTTAATTTTATCAACCGGTACGCTAAGAAATGCATCAAAATTTGAAGAGTGTGAAGATATAGGATCGGACAGGGGAATCGATATCCGTTATAATCATTTAACACTCGGTAATCATAAAATTTTAGCAGACAAAATTTTTGATACTTTTAAAAATGATGTACCTTTAGATTTAAACAGCGGATTTATTCCAAACAGATTTAGTGCCAGCATGCACTTAGATCCAGAAATTGTTAAAAAAGAATTAAATCCAGAAATGGTTGAAAAATTTATGGCAAGCCCTGCTGCCAAGTCGCCCACTTGGCGCGACCGTTTTCTTAAATAAGATCGACTAGATCAAAGACTGTTTGTAATTTAGTGCGAATAGTTTTACTACCAAAACTATTGCGTAAGCCTTGATGTAACGGTTTAGGAGCACGGTCGATTGTTGCCCATGCCCATGCAATGTGTTCGTTACTTAGTTGCGGAATAAATTCGTTTTCAATTACACAAAGATATGTGTGGAAGTTAAACACTTTGTCATTGCTTACAAAAGTTTCTAATGGAATTGTCTTAATAGTCTGCGGAGTAAATCCAATTTCTTCAATTACTTCTCTTTGAAGTCCTTGCCACGGTGTTTCTCCAGTAACGGTAGTACCGCCAACAAGCCCCCAGGTTCCTTCATGCTTGCCTTGCGCTTTTTGTAATAGTAGAAAACGTCGTGTAGATTTAGCGTAGAACAATGCTCCGCTACAAACTATTGATTCTTTTACAATACTATGTTCCATTGGCCGATATCATACTCACCGTCATAGCTCTTATTCCATGAAACTCCGTTCCACAGATACTGAACTCCAGTGTATATATTCGTTTGCCATACCATAGTATGCGGATACTGGCTAGAATTAAAGATGACCTGCCATTGTGTGCCGGTCCACTCTACAATGTCATTTGCTTTAGCTATTAGTTCGCCGCTAGTAACACCTTCCCATGCTTCTGCACCGTTAGTACCATTTATTGCATTACCTATATCTTCCACTAACAGGAATCTAGTACCTATCTTTACAGTTTGATCTGTTTGATCGGAAAGTTTTGGTCTTAACGGATTATAAGTTTGCGGATTCACAATAGCATCAAATGTTCCAGTACTAGTAGATCTATAACTAGCACCAGGATTATAACCGCTAATGTTTTCTAATAATCCATTGCTATCAATGCCAGTATTAGTAACTAGTGTAGAAGTATTCCATTGTACAGTTAATTGTGTATTATCTAGTGGATTAATGGCAAATGTTCCGACAACTTGCGACCCGGTTGCCTGTGTTATGTATATTAAACTAGAACCAGCTATATATTTTCCAGGGAGTGTACTTAATACTGTATTCCAATCTATAGCAGATCCTATATACTGCGGTGCAGAATCGATATTTGGCTCTGGCGGATTCATGCCGCCGCCATTGGCTAAAAGTATAACAGTACTTGAAGTTGTATTAGACAACACTTCAATTCTATAATTTGCAATAGTAGTAGCACCGCTTGACAATACTTGATCAAAATTTATTGACCCCGATAATGGATCTTGTCCAAGCCCTTCGATATATGTACTTGAACTATTATAAGAATTATACATGCTTGTAATAATTTTAGTAATAACACCAAGATGTTTAACTTTAGCAGGAGGATTAATCCAAGCAGGCGTATCGACAGTTAATGTAGCAACTTCAATAGGAGTATCATTTCCCACAGGAACAGTCCTACTGCTCCAGCTTATACTATTCAAATTTAAAACAGTTAAACTAGACCAATCGATATAGTTACTGTTTGTTTGTAATTCTAAACTAGGATTAAACAATACCAAGATTTGTTCAAGAATCTGTAATTTTTGTTCGGTATTTGCGCTCCATATATCTACTTTCATAGTTATTTTAAAAGGAGTCGGCATTAATCTTTCAATGGTATAATTTTTACCTTGTGCTCGATTATATATTTGTTGTCCGTATGTTGGACTACCGGGCACATTGTCTATTTGCACATCTCGTTCTCGAATATGTACTTTATCTACGTTTGTCTGATCTCGTAAACTATCTTTATCTAATTCAAGTGCAGTTATGTAAACACTAATTCTAGGAATACTGTTTACTTTGTTTTCGCTGTTATTTCGGAGAATACTAGCTACTTGTCGATCGGCATCACCGTACATAACTGGTACTTGATGTAAAGTGCCGTCGCCATACTTGACTACAAAGTTACTGAATACACGAATAACTTGTAGAATATATTTTCTTATCTGCCCGTCGTAAAAAAATTCCATTAAAAATCCGCCTTAGGTTTAAGAACTTGGCTAACAGCTTGTTTCTGCGCTTCTCTATCGGAATACAACGTAATGCTCCATGCTCCATCGTAAGGAACAACTTGTTGTACATTATTAATAATTGGCAAATTAATTTGCACACAAGGAGTTGTAGTATTGTTGATCCAGTTGGTATATGTATAGCTAGTAAACATTCCTGGGTAATCTGCTATTATATATTCTAATGTAATTACACCTTGTTTAATTACCAAATATACCGCAGTTGTCGGCGCCGGGTACGGTATAATAGTTTGAATTGTAGTTGCATTAGACAATAAGTTTGAAGCACTAACGGCAACACTACCAGTATATGTGTAAGCATCATTGTTGATGAAACTAGTCTTGAGTGTTTGTCGCGTATTGTTATTTGTCATATTCATTCTTACAGAATCTTCAAACGGGATCCAATAACTTTTTACACCATCAAATCTAAATAACCTATTTGGCAAATAATCAACACGCAGGAAAAAATCATTGTTTGCAGGCGCCGACGGGAACTGTATTCCAAAACCAAATTCGTAACCATTAGGAGGTGCACCATTTCCTAACAAATATCCTGTATAACCAGAACGTTGCGGAATTGCATTTTGATCACTTGATAATAAATTCTGCCCTGCAGAACTTGCTAGTATTGTTGCATCGTCGGCTGTTTCTAATAGTGGGGATCCAGTATTGGGATCAACTGCTAATGTATAGAATTGTCTAGTTTCGAATCCGCTCTTTGGTGCATCGCTTTCGGCTTGCGCAACTAGTTGTGTATTGATACCAATTTCTTGATTGTATGTACTGAGCAAATCTCTAAGAGTTGTATTAGCACCGGCTATTGGATCTCCGTTAGAATCTTTTGCTACTTGATTAAAAATATCTGCAAATTGTTGATTATCGGTGACCTTTTTAATCTTTAATCTATATAAATGCGGGAACCAAGTTTGACTGAACCCTTCGCTTGCACGACCCACATCTTCGATAACATAATAGCGTGGCAAACTAACATCAAAGTCGTTTAATGCAAAATCATCGCGTAAATGCGGAAGCTCTAAAACATCTCCGCTAATTGGTTTACGCCCAATGATTCGAATAAAATCATTAATATGTACAGTCATATACAGCGTATCATTATCAATAAACAAGCCAAATTGGCTTAAATTAAAATCGACATTTTGTACATTATAGATTCCGCGAATTCTATAAATTTCTTTATCATAGGATCTATCACGATTTTCTAATAGTAACAAATCTTGTATGTTTGTTACTTTTGTACTAGCATAATGGGGTTGATCCGCAGTAGCATTTTCGGCGCTAGTATTAGCTCCTAACAGTTTATGGATATAAACATCAGTTCCACCCACAGTAAACATTTCAGAGGCTTGGCGATCTACCCAACGATAATCGTTGCCTTTTTCCGGTTTGTATAGACTTAATCTTGGCATAGTAACATATTTATCGATAGCTAAATATAGTAAGAGAGTAAAAACATGGCTGATCCATTACCATCAACAACCCAAAGTAACCCAACAGCAGAACGTAATAAAGTGTTCGATTACTGCAAACTAATGCTGGGCGACGGCATGGTTGACATAGAGCTAGACCCAGCACACTATGAAAATTCCCTAGATCGTGCAATTAATCGATATAGACAAAAAAGTCCTAACTCGGTTGAAGAAAGTTACTTGTTTTTAGAATTAATACAGGATCAAAATGAATATAGATTACCAGATGAAGTTATCTCTGTCCGTCAAGTCTTTCGTAGAGCTATTGGCTCAAGAAGTGGTATTGGTGCGGGCGGTACTTTATTTGAACCGTTTAATCTAGCATACACAAATACCTATCTCATGAGCGGCAGCATGATTGGCGGGTTGGCCACATATGACTTTTTTGATGGATATCAAAAGCTGGTAGGACGT